TTTGATCAGGCTGCGACTGACTATCAATATCATCAATCTTGCCCTGTAGCTGCTGCTTTTCGTTGTATATACGCTCGATAGCATCAACATCTAGCGACTCTTTAGCCGATAACAACTCAGCTTCTTTTGTTGCCAATCGCTGCTCAAATTGTTCTTTCTGAGCTGCAAAAATACGAGCCTGATTAATGGCATCCTCTTTGCGCTTTTCTTCCAGAGTGTTCTTAATATCTCGAATCTCTTTCTTTAGCGCAATTTCATCTCGGTATTTTTTAAAAGCATCCTCACCCATGTACATCTTAGGGTCTCGACCTTCTGCCACATATTCCTCATAAGACAAGAAACCATCTCTTTCTGGCTCTTCCTCTGCTGCCCCTAGTTCTTCTTGCTCTTCCAGCTCTTGCGGCTCTTCTTGCTCTAAATCAGCACCCATCAAGCCATCATCAACATTCTTATCATCATCTAGCTCGCCTAGAATCTCTGCTGCGATAGCGTCTGCGTTATTTACCATGTCATTCATAAGTCACCCCTAAGCTGGCATAATTATTTGATTGTCAGGCGTAGCAATAACAGGCTCTTCTGGCTTTTCTTTTGGCCAATCATGCTCTACTTGCTCTACCTTCGTATAAATACAAACGTCATCCATCGTGATCATAAAATCACCGCAACGCATATTGTGCTCGTCTCGACCATTTCTAAAAGGATGACCAGCCATAACACCAAATCGCACTGTATCACCCACTTTGAAAGGCGGCTGCCAATCATCTTGGCCAATATAGCCAAAGCGTTCATGCTGAAACGCATACGGCCCTAGCTCAACAACTTCGCCAATCGTGTGTCTGACTTGATCGTTTGTATACTCTTCATAGCTTGGATAAAGATGTATTCCAGAATCGCTAAACTCTGGTAACAACTCCTGCTTAACCAACACCTGATAGCCAATAGGCTTATCTATGTATCGCTTTCCCACTCTTCCTCTCCTATTTCATTTAAGATAACTTGTGCCTGATCAAACGAATCGTAATCTTTTTCGTTTTCTTCAAGCACACTAATAGCCTCTAATAGCCCATCTATAGGCTGCATAGACGCAAGCCAATCAACCATAAACGCAAAGCCGCGCTCATAGTGCAGATTGTTCAGTGTGTTTTCGTTTGAATCGGATAGAAAGCCGAGGCTAGCTAAGTGCTCTCGGTGGTGCTCCCGTTGGTGCTCCAATCGGGCTAGCAAATCCTTCGTTACTGGATGGTCTTTCCAGAGTTCCACTTCGTGCTTGGTTATTGGCATCTGCCATCTCCATATTGTCAAATCTTTGACCGAAAGCATTTAATACTTTCATTTGTTGCTCTAAATCAGTGTTAGCCATCTCTGATAGCGTTTTAGCCGTTTGAGCGTTTTTGTAATCTATCTCGGCCTGAGTCTCTTCGGCCTTCATCTCTAACTCAGCAGCTTCTTTAGCCGCTTGCATAGCTAGTTTTTGCATTTCAAAAGCAAGTCGCTGCTCTTTTACCATCATATCCCTGTTTATAAATTCTGCCTGCATCTGCTGCTGTGCAATCATGGCTTTTTCCATATCGCTAGGCCCTTGCGGTGGAGGCAATACCATCTGTTCTGCATCACCACCTGTAGCCTCTACATAATCAGCATAGGCTTGCTGTACATTAGCAACACCATTTAAAACAGGATTTAAAGCCGTATCTAGCTGCCCTTGTGCGCGCGCAATACGCTCCACATCTGAGCCCTGAGAAACATCAGCGTTAGGCGCTATATTGCATGTATCAGGGTCAAAATCAGCCTTTATGCTTGCTCTAGTCTCACCATCTAACACCTTGTTGTATTTATCGTCATCACCATAGCGGTATATGTTTTCTGCTAATAGCTTAAACTCATCAGTCAAACCACGAAACACGCGAATCATTATAGCGTTAGGTGTTTTTAATGCTTGCTGTAATCGCGCCAAATAAAGACTAGCAGCCTCGTTAGGGTTAGCTTCCACGTTATAAGCTGCGTTAGTTGTGCGCCTTACTGACTCCTCGATGTGCTGTAATAATTGAAACAAAACTACAGAAGGCCCTGCAAAAGGCATCTGGACTATTGAATCGCGCAAATTAGCACCGCCTGAAGTTTGTACTCGCGTGAATTTACCCATCTTGATATTAATAGGTCCGCTTTGCGTTCGACTTGCCCCCATAGCGGGGCTTAAATTAGATGACACTAAACCAGAGTTACTAGCGTTATTCTGCAAAGTACCAGCATCAACTAACTGGCGCATATTAGTATTGATCGTTTTATATTGATCAGAGTACAAGATACCCCATCCAAGCCCCATAGGCGCGCCCTCAGGGTCAGGAATAAATTGTTTCTGACTAAAACGTCTAACCTGATTAATGTTTGTTATATATCCACTATCTGACATAGTGATATCATCAAAATCAAAAGCCGCATACATAGCGACCATAGACTGCTCAGACTCTTCGCCTAGCTCATCAATTAAGATAGCAATATAAGGCTCTGCGTACCCGTCACCATCTAAATCATACCAAAAATGATACTCGCGCCCATTGAAGATATGCTCATCTTCTGGCAGGTCGTCTAGGTCTAACTCCCATGCTCCAGCGTTATAATTGCCTACGATATCATTTCGCGTATATTCGATATTGTCATGGACTACTTGGCAAGCATCCTCGAAAAAAGAAACCCCATGATCAAATACTACGTCAGTAGGGCAGGTATAACGAGACTCAAAACTATTAGTCGCCTCATCAAAGTAAACCTTTTTATAAGTAGTACCCACAAGAGATAGCATCATGCCCTCTTTGTCGGTATCTCTTTCCCATTTAGTATTTTGAGTTAATTCATAATTAGTGAAGGTTTTTGCTCGCTCCGCTTGTTTTTCTTTATCGTCTGACTTCTCGCCCCATACCTCAAAAGATACAGGCTCTTTCTTTTGCATAACCTCAATAAGAAAGCGACTAGAAAAATCAATGCTAGCCTCCATAAGATAAGGCGACATAAACTTGCTAGCACCCTCGAAAGGTCGCATCTTCTTGCCTTCCTCTTTGCTCATAGTGGCTAATTTAATAGCAAGCTCGTACTTCTTGCGCCAATCACTCATAGAGCCGTAATCAGCGTGGTACTGAGTTGTTATCTGTCTGATAATATCTTGAATCTGCTCACTGTCTAAATGCGACAAAACATTTTCTTTAGACTCTGACCAGTTAATAATCTGTTGCGTTGCCTCTGGAATAGTCGGCTCTTCCTCTTCAAATTCAAGGAAAGGCCCTTCAAGCGCAGGCAAAGTACTGCCCTGTAACGCAAACTCTTGGATATCTATAATTTCATTATCAGCCATTAATAAAAGCCTCAGATTTTAATATAAGCAATATACCATAAAAAAAATAAATTAATAGCCTGTGTCGTCTTCTGGTTCATCGTAGTAATCCTGAAAATCCTCATAGCTATCAAAGTAAACAACTGGCTCTGCGAAAGTAAGCGCGAAAGCATCTCCAATATCAGGCGACTTAACCCCTCGCTTTTTAGCGTCTTCTTTTTTCTCAAGCAATAATTGACCATTAGAATTAAACTTGTACTGTAATCCACATAGGTCAGTTTTTATATCTGGATGATTAGGAATAGATACACCGCCACCTTTTAACCACTCATTCATCTCGCCCCATATCTCAGCGCGTTTGTCTGCGTATTTAATGTTATTAGCTTTGCCGCCAAAATTTACATCATACACACGACAATAAGCAGGCACTACTTCTCTAAGCCTATCAGCTACACCTGAGCCAACACCTGTAACATCAACAAATATAGCAGCATAACTCTCAACCTCAAACATCGTCATTATATGGCCCACTATCTGCATAGTGTCTATACCTTGAAAAACTTTTACATAAGGCCATACGCGGCCTTTGCGCGTTGTAATAACTGTTCTATCAGAGCCAAAGCGAGCAACGTCAACACCGATACTAGCAGGCGCTTCATTAAAGCCTAAGTCAGTTGGGCGTATTCTCATTGCCTCATCTACTATGTCGCCCTTTATCAATACGTTATCAACAGAAGCGTCATAAGATATATCAATCTCTTGAGCAACAATAACAGGGTCTAGCAGTCGCTTCTGCTTTCTGTACCATTCCTCATCTTTTCTCGGATCGTCTTTCCAGTGAAAAGTAAACACATCAATCTCACCACCAAAGCGCTTACGATAAAAGGGATTGCCGTTGCCGTTAGGAGTAGACACATCAATCTTGACATCAGAGTTTTGAGATAGTGCCGCCTCGATCTTTTCGGGTCGCTCATAAAACGCGCTCTCATCTTTAAAATACATCGAGCTACGGCCACCACGCCCGATATTATCCCCTGCCTCGCCTGTTATTGTTGAGCCGTTCTCAGGGTTGATTATCTTCATGTAGGTAGCGTGTTTCTTTTCATCGTAACCATGCGGCCTAAACTCTTTAGGAAGCCTAGCTATCATAAAGCGCATTTTCTCAAAGATAGAATCAGGGTCGCCAACCTTATCAACCAACCCCTCCTTACGAGAACCCCATGAAATAGCTTGACCACCATGAAACAACCAAAGCCAAACAGTAAAAGCGCAGCAAACCCACGTTATACCCATATCACGCGACTTCTCACAAAGCCCATCATTACGGTTTAGCCACTTATCTTGAAGCCATACGACAAACTCAGCCTGCCGATCAAATAATAAAAATGGAATAGTCGAGGGCTTAACACGCGGGTCAAACGTCATACCCCAGTCATTAATAAAATCAACAGGGTTATTCTTATAATGGATTTTAAAAGCCGCTAGGTTTTCTGGATTCTCTCGAAGCTTATTTAGCCTTTCCGACCTTTTTGCTAGCTCTTCTGTTATTGGCATATATCTTTATATAAGTTAGCAGCTTCTTCTTCTGTCATCTCTTTAGCTATTAACGCTGTCTTAAAAGGCTCATCATTCTTATTGCCTATATCGCGCTCTGATAGGTCTTTTAAGCCTAGCTCCCTAGCTATAATGTTTGAGTTTAAAAGGTCAGCAGCAGCCCCTGCTAGCTTCTGATTGTAGATAATATCCTCTACTTTACTAACGATATCTAAAAAATCTTTATTAGCTTTGTAGTTTTTCCATGTTTGAGGGGCTATATCAAGAAACAGACATAGGCCGCTTATGGTCATAATACGCATTTTATCAACACGCATATCGACAGGGACTCCTTGATATTGCGTAACCTTATTTTCCCATAAAGGATTATCTTCAACCCATTGGAAGTACTCTACACATGACTTCCATAGGTGCTCTGGGCTTTCAAAGATTGGTTTTCTTCCAGAAGAGCTTCTTGCTTCCCAGAATTTATTGCCTTCAGGTGCTGGCATGATTATCTCCCATTGCTATCTAGCTTTAGGCTTAGCCCATCTGGACTAGGTTGTTTTCCTATTTATAGGCTAGGAATGCCTTACTTAGATTTCTCAGGCGTATAGTTCTCTGTACGCTGTTTACGTGGCTGCATATCTGCGCTATTGCCTGTGTTATCGTAGCCTGTCTTTTTTGGCTTCTTAGGTTTCTTTTGCGCGATCATTTCTCACCTACTAAAATCATGTTATCCAATTCATTAACCATAGACAATTTAGTCTCGATTAAGTTATTGCCAGTACCTTCAACGTGCAACCCGCTTTCGATATGGCGCAAATAAACCCATACTTTGCCATTTACTAGCTTTTCATAATGGCAATGGTAGCTATCGCCTAAGTATACATCACCATTAATAGCGAATACAAATGATGCTACACCCTCTTTAAAGTGAAAACAAAGGTTTAAGAAAAACTTTAAGATAGTCTCCATAAACACCCCATACCATACATAATCCAACTGCCATGTAAATTACGGCAATATCATAAGCTTTTAGCATACTTCACCTACTGCGATGCTAGTTTTTTCTCTAATTCCAATATCTTTGTTTTGATAATCTCTAAATCAAGCTGCTCTGCCTCTGTTAGCGAGCTTTTGCCTGATAATATGTAATAATTACCCTTCAAGCTTACCAACTGTAAATCTAACAACTTATACTCTGTGCTTGATATTCTGTCAGTGTTAGAGTCAATCTTCCTTGAGTTATCGCTAACTAGGGTTAATATCTCTTTATGAACCTGCTCAGCCTCTGCCCTCTTGATAAAAGAGCTACCAAAAGCACCGGCAACACTACCACCAACTCCGATAATAACAAGAACTAAGCTAATCAGGTTTTTGGTTTTTTCTAACATGCTTCAAGCCTCTAACGTAGCTAGCCAGCTTGTGACAAGCGAAACATATAACCACGAAGCTTAAAAAATACCCTGTTAAATCCATGCGTATTCCATGCCAAAACAACTAGCTCTATTAATGTTAGCGTATTCAAAAAATAGTAATTCATGTTTAACAAAGAAAAATTAGAGTAAGAACCCTCAAACCATAGCGCCAAAAACGATAACTGGCCGCATGAAGCCAGAAGCAAAAGCAGCATTATCGGCCTACTCATTGGCCTTATGCTTTTATCGCCTATATCTAAGCCCCATAAACACCACCCGCAAACA